CTTGTAAAGAAGCTGGTTTAGGTGAAAAAGTAACTTCAAACTTATTAAATTGGCTAGAAACAGAAGAAGAATATCTACTGCTTCCATTTGATTTGAAGTTTACAAAAGAAGAACCCAAAGCTTCTAGTGAAGTACGTGGTGTAGTATGTATTAGTGGAAAACTAAATAGCTATCCTACTAAACAGGCTGCCAAGGCTGCACTAGAAGAACTTGGGTTCATTGTTAAAGATAGTCTTACAAAAGATGTAACTATCTTAGTTAATGAGAGTGGTAAGATTACCGCTAAAACTCAAAAAGCTATCGACTCAGGAATAGTTCTGATCGAAGATTTACGTAAATTTACAGGAGATATTAAATAATATGACTACTACCCCAAAGTGGACTGAAGATCGTACCGCGCAGCTTGTTGCTGGTGTTGCTGATGAGTCCCCAGTAAGCCGCTCACTTGTTGCAGAACTAGCAGAAGAGCTAGAAACAAGTACTCGTTCAATCTCATCAAAGCTTCGCAAGCTAGGATTTGATGTTGAACTAGCTTCTGCAGCACCTCGCGCTTTCTCAGACGAAGTAACTGCTGAACTTCGTGACTTTGTAACCAATAACAGCGGTGTTTATACATATGCTGAAATCGCTGATAACTTCCCCGGTGACTACACTCCGAAGGCAATTCAGGGCAAGATCCTATCAATGGAACTTACCAGCTTCGTTAAGGAAGCTCCTAAGGTTGAGCACGCAAAGTCATACAGCGCAAGCGAAGAAGCTATCGTTCTTCGTATGATTCGTGCTAACAGCTTCGTTGAAGAAATCGCTGATGCTGTTGGTAAGTCAGTCCAGTCAGTTCGCGGTAAGGCTCTAAGCCTACAGCGCGCAGGTGATATCGATGCCATGCCAAAGCAGCGTGACGTCAAGGGACCTGCTGCTGATCCGCTAGAAGCTGTTGGCAACATTGCTACTCTAACTGTCTCTCAGATTGCTGAGCAGATCGGTAAGACAGAGCGCGGTGTTAAGACAATGCTTACTCGTCGTGGCCTAAAGGCAGTTGACTACGATGGTGCCGCTAAGAAAGAGAAGGCTGCTGCTTAAGTTTTCTCTTTGAAGTGAAAGCCGGGGCAGCGTAATGGCTACCCCGGCTTAACTTATTTTAAGGAGATAATTTTGAACTTAGCTTCAGCACTATTCAAAAGAATTCTCGAAGAGAGTGATTTTGATACTTGGTCTAACTTAAGAAAACATTATCTGCCTACTGAGTACCATGTAATCTATGATGTTGTTGATAAACAAATCGACTCTTATCATAAATTACCAACGGTCGAAGAACTTAAACTGGCAGTTAGAGATGCTGCTACTTTAGATAAAATCTATGCTATTGAGGCAGTTCAAGTAGAAGCAGAACCTTTTCTTTTGCTAGACTACTTAAAGAATGAATTTACACAAAAAGAAGCACTGTTTCAACTACATAAATATGTAGAGAGTTCAATATCGTTTGAAACAGCAGAAGAGACACTAGAGTCTTTATACAGTATTATTTCTAGGATTGAAGATAAAGTTGATCTTAAAAGTACCGAAGATAATATGCAGAAAATTAATCTGTTTGAGTCTGAAGACGAGATTGCGGATTATATTCCTCTAGGACTTAATGCAGACTTTGATAGTAAAGTAAGGTTTAAGAGTTCAGATTATATTCTTATGGGTGGTAAGAGAGGCTCAGGTAAATCAATTACTTGCTCTAATCTAGCTAATACAGTGTATAATCGGGGTAAATCAGTATTATTCTTTACTATCGAAATGCCGACAAGAGAAGTATTACAGCGTCAATGCTCTATTGGTTCAGGTGTTCCACACTCTAAGATTAAGTATAGAACGCTTGATAACTTAGAGTGGTTTAAAGTTGCTGAGTGGTGGGCAGATCGCTATGAAAATGGCGCTAACCATCTAGAACTTTATAAAAAACATAGAGACTTTGATAAGTTTCATGCGGCTATTCAAAAAGAAGCTTTAAATCCTGTACAGATTGATATCATCTATGACCCTAGCTTAACTCTACCGAAGTTAAAAGCTGAAATTATCAAGCGTACTAGAAAACTTGGTAACGTAGGTCTTATTATTGTGGATTACGTTAATCAGATTAAGAAAAGTGCTGGGTCTGATGATAGATTTGATTGGAAAGACCAGATTGATGTTAGTACTGCTTTAAAGAATATTGCAGGGGAACTTAAAGTTCCAGTATTTTCACCATATCAGATTGATGCTAGTGGTGAGGCCCGTTTTGCTAAGGGTATTTTAGACTCTGCAGATGCAGCATTTACGCTAGAAGCCGGGGCTAACTCTGTACAATTTACTTGTACTAAAATTCGTGGCGATGCTAAGATTAATTTTACTTCCAAAACAGATTGGAATACACTACGGATTGGCCCCGATAACGGGGAAGAAATTAGCGTAGAGTCTTCGGATGAAACGTCTAACAAAAAGTCTAGTTTTAAAAAGAATAAATTAGAGGAACGAGATACTAAACCAATAATGGATGGTATCTATGACTCTCCATTTTAACATGAGGCAGGCAAATGATTGATGAACTTTTAACGGCACAAGGAATAGAATTTAGACCTAGTGGTAAAGATTATCTTATTCGTTGTCTTAACCCTGAACATGAAGATAGAAATCCTAGTCTTAGAATTGATAAGACTACCGGCATCTTCAATTGCTTGTCTTGTGCTTTCTCTGGCAACATCTATAACCATTTTGGAGAGACTCCTGATTGGTTACAGATAAAAAGGGAAAGCTTTAAAACCCTTTTATCAGAAAAACTTAGTGATACTTCAGGATTAAGTATACCTGAAAATGCTGTTCCTTTCTCTCAGAATTGGCGAAACATTTCAGCAGAAACTTACACCAAATTTGGTGCTTTTCAACATAATAATCCTGAGTATATTGGTCGAGTAGTATTTCCAATTAAGAATATTACAGGAAAGATTGTAGCCTTTTGCGGAAGGCATCAGGGACAGGGTGACCCTAAATATTTATTTCATCCAGCTAAAGCTAAACTGCCTTTATTTCCTATTGTTAAACCAATTCATAATAGGATTATTCTAGTAGAGGGCATTATAGATATGCTTAATCTACATGATAAAGGGTTAACAAATGCTGTTTGTGCATTTGGTGTAAATAAAATCACAGTAGAAAAATTAAATATCTTGAAAATTCAAGGAATTTCTGGTATAGATATATATTATGATAATGATGAGGCTGGGCAAAGAGGCTCAGAAACATTAAAGCTACTTCTAGATAAACAGGAAGTACCAAGTAATAATGTTATTTATAATAAAGATAATAAAGACCCAGGTGAATTGACAGCCTTACAAGTGCTCAAATTAAAGGAGAGATTATATGGCTAATGTAGCAATTATTGAGACTAAACCAAGTCGAACGGATTTTACTAAAAGCTTCAAAGAAGCCTTTGAGTATGATAGATTTTATCTCTGCTCAGACACAACGATTAAAAAAGTTCTTAAGAAAAACGTAGATATTGACTTTGACCCAGATAATTATGAGTGGGTTATTTTAGTAGGTGCAGATGCGTGTAAGTACTATACTAAGAACGCTTCTGTTACGGACTATAGTGGTAAAATTGTTGAAGAAAAGTTTCTTCCAGTCATTAATCCAGCTATGGTATCATTTAAACCAGAGTCTGCTAAGCTTTGGGAAGAGTCTCGTGATAGTATCATTGGATACATCACAGGGACTAAAAAAGTAGTCACATATTCTACAGATAAGATTTATGGCATTAGGGACTCTGCTTCTTTGAAGAAGTTCCTACTAGCAGCTATTGCAAGCCCAAATCCATTTATTGCTCTAGACTCTGAAACAGGAGCGCTATATCCACGAAATGGTGCAGTGCTTGGAATTAGTGTAAGCTATGAAAGAGACCACGGAGTTTACATTGATACAGATTGTGTTGATGAAGAATGTTCCGATCTTTTTCAGCAGTTGTTCAATAAAAAAACTGTAGTATTTCATAATGCTAAGTTCGATTTGGCCTTTATGGCCTATCACTTTTACTGGACTTTCCCACAGTATGAAGATACTATGTTACTTCACTATTGTATTGATGAAAATCCTGGAACACATGGTCTTAAACAGTTAGCCTTGCAGTATACTGACTATGGCGACTATGAACAACCTATGTATGAATGGATTGCAGAATATCGCAAAAAGACTGGATGTTTAAAGGAGGATTTCAGCTTTGATCTTATTCCTTTCGACGTTATTCAGCCATATGCTGCTATTGATGCTATTGTTACATTTCTTATTTATGCAAAGCTAAAGCCTGCTGTAACTAAGAATAAAAAGCTTGATAAAGTATATAATGGTATTCTTATTCCAGCGTCTACTTTTCTAATTCAAGTTCAAGATAATGGGGTGCCATTTGATATGGCTCGATTAAAGTTTGCACAAGCAGAAATGCAAAAGAGTATTGATGAGTCTATTGCTGAGCTATATAAAGAGCCTAAGGTTCGAGAGTTTGAAGAAGCACAGGGTAAGCCCTTTAATCCTAATAGTGTAATGCAGCTTCGCAGCTTCTTGTTTGATTATATTGGACTTCAACCAGTTGGTAAAAAGACTGCAACAGGTGCAAATTCAACGGATGCTGAAGTTCTTCAAGAACTTGCAGACCAACATCCTATTCCTGCACTTATTCTAAATATCCGTCAAAAAAGTAAGATTAAGAATACTTATCTAGATAAGATTATTCCTCAGCTTGATCGAGATAAGAGACTTCGGACTAACTTCAATATTCATGGGACTACTAGTGGTCGATTGAGTTCTAGTGGACGACTTAATATGCAGCAGCTTCCTCGTGATAATTCTGCTGTTAAGGGCGCGATTAAGGCTGCACCTGGACATAAGATTGTAGCAGTCGATTTGACCACTGCCGAAGTGTATATTGTAGCTGTACTTTCAGGCGATCAAGAGTTAATGAATGTATTTAAAAGCGGGGGAGATTTCCACTCTACTATGGCTAAGAAAGTCTTTGGACTTGATTGTGCTGTAGAAGAAGTAAAAAAGCTACATCCTCTACTTCGTCAAGCCGCTAAGGCAATTACATTCGGTATTCTTTATGGCAGTGGACCATCTAAAGTTAGTGAGACTGTCAATAAAGAAGCTAAGGCCAATAATATGGACTATAACTTTACGGTTGAAGATGCTCAAGAAGCTATTAAATCTTACTTTAAACAGTTCAAAGGACTAAAAGCTTGGCTTACTAAGAACCAAGAATTTATTAGTACTAATGGCTACATTTATTCTTTCTTTGGTCGTAAGCGTCGTCTTCCTAATGTTCTATCAACAGATGGTGGTGTTAAAAGTCACGCTATTAGGTCTGGATTAAACTTTCTAGTTCAGTCTCCGGCCAGTGATGTTAACCTGCTTGCGGGCATTGAAATGCAACAGTATATTAAAAAAACTGGTATGAAGGCTCGTATCTTTGCTCTAGTACATGACTCTATTTTAGCAGAAGTTCCCGATGATGAAATTGAACACTACTCAGAAAAACTAGAAACTTTTATTAAAACTAATAGAGGTCTTTCAATTCCAGGCTGTGCTATTGGATGCGACTTTGAAGTTGGAGAAGATTACTCCTTTGGCAAATTCGAGAAACAGTATGGACTGGTATGAGTACAAAAACGAAGTCCCTCTTAACACATTGAAAGCGTGGCGAGAAGAAATTCTCGCCACAGCGCAATTTGAACACACAGGATGGACTGGTGCGCCGAAGGAACCTTTTAGACACTGGTGTTACACGCCAGAGTATACTGGTGTTTACAAGAGAATATTTGAGTGCTTAAACGAATCCTTTAAGTCAGAAGGATTAAAGCTTACCCCAGAACGATTATTAGTTAATGTATATAATCACGGGGATAGCTCCTGGCTACATACCGATGTAGATAAACCAGGTTACTGGACTGTTTTATTCTTTCTTAATGAATATTGGGATATAAATTGGGGAGGAGATTTTGTTCTTGTAAAAAATAACGAAATCTATAAAGCATTTGCTCCTACTCCAGCCAAGTTTGTAGTATTTGAAGCTAATATCCTACACGGAGCTAGACCAGTATCTAGGGAAGCACAATTTCCTAGAATGGCATTAGCAATTCAATGTATAAACAATTCCAAGATATAAAGAGTATTAAGTTTCCTGTCTATCTTCTGCCCTCAACAGATTGGTATAGACAGGACGGTATGTTGTTTATAGAAGATGGTAGAGTTTTAGACGATAAAAATATGCCAGGACCTAGTATAGGTATAAGACGATTACAATGTGGTAGAACTGATCTATATAGGCTTAAAAAAGCTTACTTAGACTTTAGTTCACTAATACAAAGTAGTAAGAAAATATTTATAGATAGTGATGGTACGCCATTTATATATAGACGAACTGTAAATAGCCCTCTCATACATCATAAAATATCAAAAGTAGAATATAAAGATACTCATTCTATTATTTGGTTTAAAAATATAAATTATCCTATGTCTGTACCACGTCCTCCTTATGGAGATGCAGTATATGCTAGACTTTTGTATTTTAAGGGACTTCCCTGGATGATATATGATTTCTCGAGAGAGAAGGGCAAAGACTCGTATAGACGAGTATGAGGAAATATGCGTAGTAATAAAAGAAAAGGGCCTGGTAAGTATCAAAGCAACCAACCCTCTCTGGACTTTCGAGTAAACCAAATTAACGCCTTAAATGATAGGCAAGCGCAAGTATTAAATAGTAATAAAAATTTAGTAATAAGCGGGTATGCTGGAACAGGAAAAACTTTCCTTAGTTCTTACATTGCTTATCAAGAAATGTTCTCGGGTAATTATGATAAACTAGTTTATATGAGAAGTGCAGTTCCTACTAGGAATACTGGATTTTTACCGGGCACTGAAGCTGAAAAGATTGCTATTTACGAAGCACCTTATATTGATATTGCATCTGAATTATTTGGTAGAGGCGATGCCTATGATATTCTTAAAAAGAAAGGATTAGTCCATTTTTCTTCTACTTCTTACATTAGAGGTATAAATTTAAGAAACGCAGTTATTGTGGTGGATGAAACTCAAAATATGAGTTATCACGAACTAGACTCAATTATCACACGATTAAATGATAATTGTAGAATTATGTTCTGTGGAGATATTAAACAGGCCGATTTATATAAAAATGGGTTTGAAGATTTCTACGAAGTGTTAAGGAATATGGATGAGTTTGATTTCGTAGATTTTCAAAAAGAAGATATTGTTCGTAGCAACTTAGTTAAGAGCTATATCATC